AGGACTGAATCTAATCATATATCCAGGAGGTGGCTGCATAGCCAATCCTAAATACACAATCATTTCGTCTTTAGTTTCCCCTTGCTCAATATGAGCTGCAGTTAAATCTAATCCACCACTCAATTCTGTTGCTGCAGTTGGTATTACAGCATTATCTCTCACTCTTTTATATTTTACTTTCATATTATTGTATTTATCATCGTTTCTAATTTTTCTAATCCATGCTCTTTAGCATAGTCACTAGGGTCTTTTTCTACAACTTCTTCAGGTAAATGTACAAAATCAAATCCTGTATTATTACTTAAAGACAATGCAGATCTTTGACCTGGATCATCATTATTATAAAATATAATAACTTCTTTAAACCTCTGTTCTAACTCATTTATAATCTCATCAGGTATTGAACCTGCTTCTGATTGAGGAGCTATAGCAGTAAATCCTATTTCATGTAATACCATTACATCCTTTAAAGAAGAAGTAATAAAACATAAATTTCCCTTTTCAGGTAATTGTTCCCATCCTTGTATAATCATATTGTTTGTATTTGAAATCCATTTCATTTCTTCATCATAAGGCTGAAGTATCTTATATTTATAATTACCAAAACAGTATGCATATGCTGTCTTGTCACATGGAAAATAACTATAATTAAGATAATAACCAATTATAGGTTTAACTTTGAACCGCTCTAAAGTCTCTTGACTTATATGATACTGATCAAAGTACCTCCTACTGTACCAATTGTATTCTTTTGATACTATCCTTATTAATTTTTCTGTTTTTATTGAGTCTAAGAACTCTTTAGGAGCTATTTTAGGGACTTTCTTAGCTGTTCTGGTACTTCCATACCCTAACCCTAAATTAAAGTCTTCATTTAGCATTTCCAAAGTTTCCTTAAATCCAATATTATATAACTCTTGTATAAACTTAATACAACCAAATGTATGTTGAGGATATGCAAAATCCTTATACATAAATTCTCCTGTCTTAGTTTTAAATATTCTAACATCAGGTTTCCTATCTTTCCTTAAAGGAGATAAGAATGATTTGTTTATGTCTGTAAACTGAGGAATATAATTTTTAAAAACATCATAACCACTAATTTGATTGAATATATTATCTATGTTTAATTCTTTGTAATTTTTAGTGCTTATCATATAGTAAAATAAAAGGGGGAGTATTTCATCCCCCTATTGTTAGTTAATATTAAAATGGTAAATTTTCAGCCTCTGAAGTATCATTATCAGAGGTTGCTACCATATCCTCTGCATCTGGATCAGGCAGAGTTTTAATATCTTTATCAGGATCAAACGTCAACCCTACTACATCTGTGATTGGTTCTACAAATCTGTAAGTAGGTAACGCTGCTTTCAACCATTTGTTCCCAGTAGTCTTAGATAAGACTTCTTCTCCACGGAATTTGAATCTTAGAAATTTGCCAGTTATTAGTGACGAAATTTTGCTCACATAGGTTGCCCAGTCAGGTGCCTCAATTTGATCTAACTCTTCTTTAGGCGTTCCTGCTGCTTGAGCAATTGCCTGAATCTGTGCAAGAGTATACTTAAATGCTCTTTCAGTTACATACAAATTAAATTCCCCTTTCTGAGGCTCATTGTTTAACTCCTCTAATGGTTTACTTTCCATATAAATCTTAATATGTTCAGAACCCATTTCAGGTTTTACATGTTCTACATGTGCAATTTTATATTCACCAATACCAGGCTTAATCCAGTTAGATACAAATCCCTTATTTTCTTCTACACTTTTCGTTGAAATCATAACTTTTCTTTTTTAATTATTAATCGTCTATAAAAATCTTACTCCAGTCAAATTCAAAATCTTGACCTCGTAAGTGTTCACATCTACTTCCACAAGTAATCTCATCACTTGCCTTGAAATTAACACGAAGTTTATCTTCTTCTCTATATAAGTAACCAATTGCATCAGCATTAGCACAAGTAATCTCTCTGATCTTACCTGTTAATGCTAAATCCTTGGCTGCTACTTCTTTACCCTTCTTATCTACTAGCTTATCTTTAAGGTGACCAACTAATATAACGTGGTCTGCTAAACCAAGCACATAGTCAATCCACTTTTTGAAAGCTATTCTCAAATATAGGTAACCAGCACCCATAGGCAACTCTAAGACACTAGTGCCTTTAAAGCTCTTACCTTTAGGATCTTTCTTATACATTGAAGTAGCTACTCCTTCACACCATTCCTCAAGCTTTGAGATTGTGTCAATAGCTACGTATTTGTAGGGTTTCCCCTCTGCTTTTATTTTTTCTCCTATCTCATGTAACTCTTTTATATTATTAACTTTAACTTTTAACGCTTCTACATAATCACTACCATTCTCTAAATCAATGATTAAACAATCATCTAGTTGTGATAGTAATGTAGTCTTCCCCATTTTAGGTTGCGAGTACAGAATAAAATTCTTGGGATTCTTTGTTTTTACTGCAACCTTTCCTTTTGGCAACTCCACTAATTAATATAATTTTTAACATCACTACTTAACTCACGAACCATTTCATATCTAATTGGTGTCATCTCATCTGAACTAACCAATTCTTGAAACAATCCAACCTCTCCCACAAATCTATAGCCTATCCTAAAATCATCAATACCATAAGAGTTTTTAAGAGCAGTAACAGACCTAAATCTATTATAACCCCTATTGTTTACAAACTTATCTATATGGTATCCCATGTGGTCAAATACTTTAAACTTATAAGGATTAAATAATGCAAGAGCTACATCTGCATCTTCATACAAGTTACCAGTATCTTTAAAATCATCTGGATCTGGAGTAAGCTCTTTATTCCTAGCTCTTTGTGAATCTGATAGATTCCTATTAAACTGTGATACAACCACAGGACTAAATCCAAAGAAATCCCTAGAAACTCCAAGATATTCAGACATCTTATCAATACCCTCCTTCTTACTAAAGTTCCGTTCTCTTTTAAGTTTACCAATATGATCAAGAATAACTAATGTTATCCTTTTCTTATTTTTAGGCACATATTCTTTCTCATACTCACTCTTTTGCCTTATTTCCCCATTGTCTTTTGCAATAGATACTAAGTGATTATAAATACCAGTAGGATTCTCAGCACCGTCAATTACTTTAACAACATCTTCCATCTCATTAAAATAATCTAGTACCTCTGATACCTTACTGTATGTTTCTTCTGTTACCCAATTCTTTCTAGTCCCCCAACCATAAAGAGTAGGCACATCAAATAACATTTTATAATCTGTAAAGAGCTTTAGACAAGCCCATTTACCAAGCTTATGAGATTTTGGTCTTTCCATTGATCTGTAGATAATCTCTAACTCAACATCAGTATTATCTTTATTCTTTTTGTACCAATCATATGGACCTAAAACATAAGTATTATCTGTGAAACTAGTCTTACCAGTCAATTATGTTAACACAGCTTTTTTAATTACTGCTTCTACAGTTTATTTTGTTATATCTGTAGTTCGGACTATATCATCAATTTATTTTGAGTAATCTATTATTACATAAGATACTGATACTAATGGGTTTCCACTTACAATAGTACCATCGTTGTTCTGAACCTCCATTGGTTTATAATACAACAATGTTTTACCATCAAGTTTACCTTTGTCATCATACTCAATTACTTTAAATTGTCCTGCGCTCTTGGGAGAATTATCATCTACTTGAGATTCACTCCTAGTCTCTGAACCTTCAAAAGTGTCGCCACTTAAGCTTGGCTGCTGATTGTCCTCTTCAGGATTTTCCAGCAATTCACAGGATTTTAATCGGGCTACTGGTTTTTGATATCTTGTTTGGATGTCTCTTTCTAAATATCCACTATTTCCTATTTGTAAGTTTAACTTTACTAAATTATGTTCTTTCTCATCCTTATAGAATATTTGATATCCTTTAGTATGAATTTGCTCATTATTAAGTACTGCATAAACTCTTGTAGTGCTAAGGTTTAATTCTTTAACACACTCTTTAACCTGGTTGAAATGAAATATTTCTCCAGTATGACTATAAGCTACTACTTCCCTAGTTCTAGTAGGTAAGATGGTACCATTTTTATAACCGTTTTTTAGAGATTTACTTATTTTCTTTTTCATTTCCTTTGTTTTAGGCTGTCTAATAGGGTTTTTTTGTATATTAAAAATAGGTTTAAGTATATCTATATAATACTTTTCTAGATTTTGTAATTCATTTTCTGTACATATATCTATAATTACCCATTTAAACGATTCATCTCCATATTTATTAAAAGAGTTTTGTAAGATAGGATTTTTATGTCTATCCTTTCTTAAATCGCTTAAATGCCTTCTAGTTCTATAATATATAGATTTACTACTTCCTATATAAAATTTATTATTTGTAATATTTACAATAGCATAAATACCACAAGCATCTTCATTATGTTTTATCATAGTACAAAGGTACTAATAATAAATTTAAAATCCAAACATTTTATCAATTATTTTTTATTTTAACCCGAATTCCCACCAATTAAGGTATAAAGCTGTTTACCAACAACAACATGCTCTCCCAATTTAGGATAACATAAGGGGATAGTTGATACATCACCATTCTTACCTTTATCAATCTCTTCCAAAATAATATTGCCATAACTCATCTATTTTATAAATTAATTATATTACTAAATCCTTCTTCTCTATCATTCTCACTATTATCAATAATATGCTCACAGAATGAACCCAATAAGCTCACTCCATTTTTCTCAATAAAATAATGTGCTAAGTGCATATAATCATAATTATCCTTCTTCTTCTCATTGATGTATTTTTTTGTAGCAGAAATAATTATCTCAGGTGTGTAATCAGGATTAAGCTTAATAAACCTAGCCATCTTTTTTAAACATCCTTGCTTATCTCCCTTATAAGGGTAACCACTATGGTTTCTACCTCTAGGAAATAAGTTTCTATATTCTTCTACAAACTTTTTTAAATCTAACTTAATAAGCTGTTTTTTCTTGTCTTTTTCAAGTCTT